TATACCGTATTACAAGATGATCAAAGACGACTGGAAGAACTGGCGATAGGATGCCCAAAACCCAAGAAGGTGGTGAGCGAATGACCATCGGCGAAATAATCAGAAAAAAGCAACCCGATGTATGGATAAGACTTATTAGAGAGTTTGGGTTACAAGATGAGTACGTATCCCAATCCGAAGAGTTGACCTATAGAGATATCATTGAACTGATGAAACCTAATACATATTCAGGTAGAGTAGTACGAAGGCATGGGGCAATTACACAACCTCATTGGCGGGTGTTCAGATAATATGATGCAGTGCGGAATGATGTGATGCTTCGGGAAAGGTGTGATGATATGAGCGATTTTGTGATTATAGTGCTCATATTGGCAATTATGCGTATAGTGTTGCGTATATTGGATATTATTGAAGAAAACATAACTTAGGGGTGGGATGAATACGGCAGTAGAAAATCCTTCCTTTAAGCGGTATAATAAAAGAAAGCGTATGCTTAAAGGAGGGATGATTGAGTGATAGAATTCCTGATATGTTTATTTGGGGGATATTTAGGACTGCATAAGTTTTACCGCAAAGAGTGGAAAATAGGAATTGCCTATGCACTAACTTTAGGAGGTTTAGGCATAGCGTGGGCTTTTGACACAATAAGCTTGGGTTTGGGCCTAATAAGGAAATACACTTCAACAGAAAAATATCAGGCCAGAAAGCGAGCTAAGCAGGAAGCCAGAGCAAAAGCCAAAGCNGANAAAGANTTAGCAATTGCGCAAAGGCAAGAAANANTAGCGCAGTTNGAAANNGAAGGTNTAGCATATTGNCCNANATGTTTAAGCACATCATTGCAGTATGTAGAAAGGCGAAAGAGATTATCGGTTGGCCGAGCGGTAACAGGNACAGTATTATTTAATCCGCTATGGGGAGCAGTAGGAGCAGTAACAAGCAAGAAACATTATGGCTTTGTTAAATGCTTAAAATGTGGATATGAATGGCGAATATGACACCCATCAAAAACGATGGGTGTTTTTATTTGGTGGTGAGGGATGGCACAAGAGTGGGCGAGAGGTTTTTACAATAGCAAAGCATGGGAGAAATGCAGGCTTGCTTTTTTGCAAAGCAAGTTTTTTATTTGTGAGCGATGTGGCGGACCGGCGATAGTAGCACATCACAAAATATACTTGACGCCAGAGAATATCAATGACCCGAACATAACCTTAAACTTCGAAAACTTGGAAGCATTATGTGAGACTTGCCATTCACTCGAACATAACAAGAAATACAGCGCAGTGCGGGAAGATGTGATGTTTGATGAGAATGGTGATTTGATAAGGAGTGAGTAACAAAGTGAGTAACAAAGTGGGAAGAGTAGTAGGTTATATATTTAATGACGAGGCTCAATCATTGTTGGATGAACTTATAATGATGAGAGACGGTTTGAAGCCGGGGGAATGGTTTAGTGAAATAGATAGAGAAAGATATGAAAATCTAAATAAAAGATTGAATGTTTTAATGGGGAGAAAATACATTGTTGGCATTGACTTAAAGGAAAATGTTTTTGAAAGGAAAGGAGAATAAACAATGAGGATGTCGAAAAATAATGATTCCATTTTAGAAGAAATGAGACGCTTACCATTACCAAAAGCAAAAGATGAACATGAAGCGAATGCTGAAAGAGATAAATTGGTAAAACTACGAGATTTATTGAGAGATGTTGCGAATACCATAGATGAAATATTGCTTTTAGATGAAAGAGAAGATAACGGCGAAGATGTCGGGAAGGAATTAGAGGCAGCAATGGGCAGGTTTATATGGAAAATGGTAAAGCCTCAAATATTGACGGAAACCAACCTAAAGGACAGATGATTGTGGTTAAATTGTGGANAACTTTGCGGGGGCTGTGGATAACTTTACACACCCCCCCTATCTCGGGTGGGCGGTGGCGCCGTGGATACCACGTGCCGACCTCCGAAAACCTCGACCTGTACGCGCGCACGAGGGGGGTTCAATGGGCANCAAGGTGGTGGTAAAAATTGGATAAAATACANAANGATAAANTGATAAAGGCNGAATTACGNAAACTTAACAAGTTTTTCCAGAACATACCTGAAGATAAACAGAAGATAATCAAGGGCCTGAAAGAACAGGCTGCTTTCATGTATGCNACNNTNATGGAANTNCANGAGATAATGAATNCNGAAGGGCCTGTAGAAATGTTTGAGCAGGGCAAACAGAAAATGTTGAGAGAGCATCCTGCCAGCAAGGTTTACAATTCGATGATAAAGAACTATTCGAGTGTGATAAAGCAGCTTTTAGAGCTGATACCTGCCGAGGATAAGAAAACAGCCGAGGATGAACTAATGGCGTTCGTGAAGAAGGCGAAGGGATGAGGGGATTACGATGATTGACCCTAAATTCAGAGGGAGGAAAATGCTTTGCGTTTGTTCTNAATGTGGCCATTATCAACCAGGCTGGGAAAAGATAGATGGTGATGTATGTGAAGTTTGTGGCGGGTATTTAAAAAGATTGGGCTGGTGGGATAAAGTTCCAAAACCCCTGTTGAGAGAGTTGCTTGACCGCCTTCCCAATATCGATGATGAGCTGATGGCCTTCATAAGGAAGGCGAAGAGAGTATGACGAATTATATTTTGGAGTATTGGAATAAAATCCAATCTGGTGAAATAGTAGCCTGCAAAAGGCTAAAACAACAATTTCAGAAACTTGTTGAGGAATTAGAAAACCCACGTGACCCGTGGGTTTTTGATTTAGAGAAGGCCAATCAGCCCATTGAGTTTATAGAGCAATTTTGCAAGCATAGTAAAGGCAAGTGGGCGGGTAAGCCGGTTAAATTAGAACTTTTCCAAAAGGCCATTATTCAAGCGATTTATGGCTTTGTACACAAGGAAACGGGTTTGAGACGTTGTAGAGAAGTATTCATACTTCTAGGGCGCAAGAATGGGAAAACTACAATGTTAAGCGCTTTGGGGTTATATATGCTAGTTGGAGATGGCGAAGGCGGGGCTGAAGTATTTTCGATTGCTACGAAACGTGACCAGGCCCGACTTGTATTTACCGAGGCATGTAACATGGTAAGCCAAAGTCCAGCGCTCCGAAAACATTTAAAGAAGCGCAAAACAGACCTTTATTTCCCGGTTACATTTAGTAAATTTGAGCCACTTGCCAGCGAGAGTAATAGTTTGGACGGTTTAAATAGCCATTGTGTCATTATGGATGAGCTTCATGCAATCAAAGATAGAAACCTTTATGACGTAATGAAACAATCAATGACTGCCAGAGAGCAGCCTATATTGTTTATGATCACTACAGCTGGTTTTGTGCGTGAGTGTATTTTTGANGATATATACTTACGCTTGCAATGTGCTTGATGGGATTGTAGATGATGAGCGCTTTTTAGCATTTATATATGAGCTTGATGATCGATCCGAATGGACTGACTTCCGCATGTGGGAAAAGGCCAATCCAGGGCTTGGGGTTATAAAGGACTTTGCTGAGCTTGCCGCCAATGTGGAGAGGGCAAAGAATGACCCGGACTTCCTGCCGACGGTATTGACCAAAGACTTCAACGTCCGTGATACTGTGGCTGGGACATGGCTCACATTTGACCAGATAAACAACGAGGAAACCTTTGATATAGAAGAATTCCGTGGTTGTTATGCAATAGGTGGGGCGGATCTCTCCAGCACCACGGACCTGACTTGCGCGACATTGCTTATGATGAAGCCGGGCAGTGAGAAGAAGTATGTCATACAGCAATATTTCCTACCGGAGGACCTTGTTGAACAAAGGGTGAAAGAGGATAAAATCCCGTATGACAAATGGGCTAAACGCGGTCTGCTGACCCTTTGTCCGGGGAACAAGGTCAACTATTCGGATGTGACAGCCTGGTTCATGAAAATGTACCAGGAATATGGTATCATACCTTTCTGGATAGGGTACGATCCATGGAACAGCCAATATTGGATCGAGGAAATGAAAGGCATGGGCTTCACCATGATTGAGGTCCGGCAGGGCGCTAAAACATTGAGCCAGCCCATGAAGGAGATGGGGGCGGACCTGTGTGCCAAAAAGATTGTTTACGGAAANAANCCCGTGCTNAAATGGTGTTTGACGAATGTCAATGTAAAACGCGATGACAATGACAATATCCGNCCGGTCAAGGGTCA